TATATCGTAAAAGATTCTGCAAATCCTGAGAACGAAGGACAAGTCAAACTATACAAGTTTGGTAAGAAGATCTTTGACAAGATCACTGCTGCAATGCAACCTGAGTTTGAGGACGAAGAACCAATCAATCCATTTGATTTTTGGAAAGGTGCTAACTTCAAGTTGAAGATCAAACAGGTCGCTGGATTCTGGAACTATGATAGTTCAGAGTTTGGTAAGACAGAGGCACTTTTAGATGACGATGCTGAACTAGAAAAGATCTATGACAAAATCTATGATCTAAGTGAGTTCACTGCTCCTGATCAGTTCAAGAGTTATGAAGAACTCAAAGGACGTTTAGACGCAGTTCTTGCTAGAAAGGCAGTTATCACACCTAAGATGGATGATGAAGATCTTGAAGATCTAAGTGAAGGTTTGTCACCACAGACAGAAACAGTGGCTGCCGTAGAAGAAACTACGGAAGAGGAAGATGACGCACTAAGTTATTTTCAGAAACTCGCTGAAGAGTAAGCATACTGCATAGTTGAAGTAGTTTGCTAATAAGAAAGGGGTCGTAAGACCCCTTTTTTTATGACCCACTAAGTCTTGGATTATAGACTCCTTTCATTCTATTGTTAACATAGGTAGAAGATTTTGTATATCTCATTACCTGTTTCATATCCGCTATCGCCACATCTAAGAATTGTTGTTGTAATATTTTTATCCTTCTTTTAGCATCATTCTCGTTTTCTTCAAACTCATAATTACTGACAGCAAATACATTATTATGTGAGATAACATTTTGATCCTCATCTAAAACTGTGCCTGAATTGTCTACACTTGTTAAATTTGGTAAGTTTGTCCCACTATATGTAAATTCTCCAGATGTCTCTAGATATCTACTTTCAAAGTTAGAGTCCACAGTTAATCCCTCTGGAACAACCATTCTTTGTTGACTATCCACTAATAGTTCAGTTACATAGTGGTGAACTTCTGATAATTTTTCCTCACTACCATATTTTGCCATAACATAATTTTGAAAATCATTGGCACTTAAAGGCCATTGATCTCTAACCTTAATAATGTTATTTGTTATTAGTATGACCCAATCAAATCTAGGATCACCATAGACTCTCTCTGAGACTTGATCTGGCCTATCGTCACCAGTAATTACATAGTCTTCAAACGCTGTTACTACGTTTTTTAAATCATCACGAAGCTTCGGTCTTCGGAATATATTTTTTACAGGTATTAGTTCATCATTAGATGACCTGTCTGTAGTCCTAGAGACGTAGTTTAAATTTGGAAAGTAAGAAAAATATCCTTGCATATTAGTACCCTATATCTGCTCCGTATGGACTTGATTGATCGACTTTACTAATTGGATATAGATCGCCAGTTGATTCTGGATCGTTAGCATCATAACGTCTATCCTCTGCCACATCATCACTGTAATCTGTATCGTAGATTGGTTCTAATTCGGCAAACCTTAGAGTCATATCTATTGCAACAGGCATACCATTTTCATACGCCAACCATTGACCCTCTGCTGTGTAGTTGAGATCTATATTAGTCAATGCACATGGCTTAAATTTATTTACACCAAGAATATTCCTATTACCATTTGTGACAAATCTAAGTCTGAATATGTTTGGAGTTCCTAAGAAGAAAGATGGGCCACCAGCCTTTCCTACATTGGTCTTACCACCTCTATCTACTTTTCTAGTTTTCTTGGGTGCAGACCACTGTTTTAATGCACGAATAATCATTCTTACATTTGCTGCCTCTAGTCTGTTTCTGGGACTTAATCTCCACTGATATTCAAATGATCTCAACATGACACCAGCGAACAATAGTTCTGTATTGGAGTTAGCAACAACACCAACACTCCTTTGCATTATTTGTTCGGCAGTCAGTCCAGTGTCTGCTGCTAATTGTGCTATTTTCTCTGCAGCAACCAAACCCCTTGTACTCTCTTGAGTTAGTAACTCTCCTTGAGTTGCCATTTTTCTTATGGTAGGGCCTGTTCCAAATAAATCCCCTGTCAACAAACTACCAATAACATTTTTACCAGCTATCTGGGCACCACTCATCTGTTGATTGGTCATGGATTCTTCGTTCCAACTTCTTCCATTACCATCTTGAATATTGTTTGGCATTGGTAATTTGATACCAGCACCTAACTTCTTTTTGTATGGACTATATCTTTCAGCACCAAACGCTAAACCAGTTTCTCTCTGTTTGCCAAGTTGAAAGAGACCTTCTCCATATTTACCATCGAAGGTCTTTGCATATGGAGCACGATATGAATAACATTGTATGAACATGTGATCCATGTTGTGTGCCATGTCCATAGGATATTTTACAATCTTTTTGAACATACTATCCTCTTCATCAGCACCAGCGAATGCTTTTAGAGTTGCGTTCATTGCTCTTAAACCTTGGCCACTTGCACCATCAACTCCTGGCCCAGAACCAGCATTGGTTCCACTGGTGGGATAGTTTTCACTTCCTTGCCAAAATTCATTGTTGAAGATTCCTCTAGCACCTCTCGATGCATTTTTGAGAGCTTTAACACTAAAATCTGATGCATTTTTTATCCATGCTGGTTTGATTCCATTTGGATTTGTGGTCTCGATAAAATTACCTGTTTCCTTTCTTACAGCTTCGTCTATGAGTTTTAACTCTAAATCACTCCATAGGTTTTCTGATGGTGGAAAAAATGGGTTTTGTTGTGATATTTGACTTTTATCCCATACGCCATCCCTATATACTGGTTTTCTATTAGGCAACAAATTACCATCAGCATCAACAGCACGAATTGTTGTTCCATTCTTGTCACTATGGAAAACTTTGTACTCTCTTACTATACCTCTTTTGTCTTTGTTTTTAAGAGTTATATCAAGTGGTATCTCATCTCCATATCCTTCACTCACTGATGGTTGTATTGGCGTCTCAACACCATATCTTCTAAGTTGTTCTTCTTCAGAGAGGCTATGATACTCCATATATTCATCAGCGGAAACCGCTTCACCATTAATATATCCTTGCCCTGTTTGCAGATCAAAATTAGAACTAACAGTTTTGTTACTAGAAATAGTTGAGTTTGCTGCGATATTATCGTCACTTAGATCTCTCTCAATTCTGTCTATTGTAATTTTTTTTGTAGTCTCTACAATGGTTGTTTCATCAGCAAGACCACCAAATCCATGAGCGTAGGTTCTACCAACTGATGTGTCTAACTCTATATTAACATCTACATATGCCTGCATTACGACTCTATTATCTTCCAAGTTCTCAAAATCCTTAGTCATAGGATCAACAACTTGGCCATTTCTTTTAATACGAAAGAGTTCTCCCTTTCGATTGAATTTCATTTCGAGAGTATTACCATTCTCAGGGTTATTCAGATCTTCAACTGTTACTGTTTTTGTTTTTGTTCTGTTATGAAAAACCATTAATGTCTTCTCCAGTTAAATGCTCTGTGCTTAGGGTATCTAACGCCCCTTTTGTCTATGAACTGTTCTGTTGGTAATAATGATATGGCCGCCCAATCTTCACTTGTAGGAACTTTGAACATACTTCCTACACCAGAATACTTATATCTATGTATGCTGTTTTTGGGAACAGGAGATTCTCCACGACTATTTAGTAGAGCATTTGCAATTACATCACGATAATCTGGATTAATATAATGTAGATTACAACCCAAGAACCCATCTTCATAAAATCCCATCACTACAGCTAGGGGTTGAACATCCCAAAATTCTAGAAACTCAGTTCTTGATGGACTATATGAGAAGAAAAATAGATTACCCATTTCCACTCCCTGTGTGTCAATCAAACTGACATTTCTTTGTTGTACCTCCGCTAGTGCCTGTTCTAGTTGGTTGGTATACCACCCATCTGGTTTGAGTTCACCACCAGCTAATTCCTTAATATCTTCTGCGATCATGTGAAATTCCTAGATCATCTTCCGTCATAATCTTGAATTCATACTTTCTATCGGCACAGTATGCTTCTGCTGCCTTCCACTTTGCTTGATTTATAACCCATGTCTTAACGTCATGATACCATGCCTGAGTCTTCCTCTTAGGATTTCTCTTAGGTTCTTTGCACTGTTTCTTGGGTTTTACCTCTATCACTACACATCTTTTCTTTCCATCCTTATCAACATACTTTATAAAGAAGTCTGGGAAGTATCTATGTGTTCTCTTATCTATGGGGTTCTTGTATGGTATCCAGAATTCTTCTGACTGCCATTGACTTATACTCTCTGTCAGATCACAATACTCCATGAATTTTTTCTCCCACAAAGAACGATAAACTATTTGTGTGGGATCACCTTTGTACTTTTTTATATGTTTTGGTTTGAATTTGCCTTTATAAGCCATAAAAACTCATATACATAGTATGGTAAGTCATATTTTTATTTAGATGGCTAGAACGCAGAAAAGTTATTTCAGCAACGATAAATTAGTAAAAAATTTAGACAGCTTTAGAACTGCTATGGGAGCTCCTGCTCTCTCGAACTTCTTTAAAGTTGAGATGGATTTTGCCCCATCACCTGGCGAACCTAAAGATTTTTTCCCAGTAGAATTAAACGCAGCTTCATCTGGAATATATGAACAACAAAAGAATGCCAATAATTTAAGTCAGTGGTTTACTACATGTGGACTATTGGATCCTGTAACTGGTGTTGACAGATATAATTTGTTAGCAAATGAAGCAATGTTGCCTGGAACATCCATGTCAGTTGCACAAGAGATAGGAAGCAGACAAGGGATTAGAGAGAGATTTGCAACACAAAGGTCTTACACAGACATCTCAATATCCTTTTACTTATCAAATGACTACAAAATTTTAAAATTATTCCAAGAATGGATGAATTTTATAAATCCATTGTATGTTACACAAGAAGGAATAAAACATACACAGGGATATGAAGGCGGTTATCCTAATCATAATGAGAGATATGCCTTTCATAGACAGAGATATCCCCATGAATATAAAAGAAATATACAAATAACAAAGTTCGAGAGAGATTACAAACCTGAGATGACACAACAATTTGATACAGTCAAGGATGAAACCTTCGGGCATGAAATCAGAACTTTTAGTTCTAGGTTAAAAGGAAAGACATATAAAGATATCGGCCCAGAAAAAGAAGAAGAGTATAAACCAAATGCCATAAGTTATAACTTTGTAAATGCCTTCCCCATATCCATACAGGATATACCTCTTAATTATCAAAGTGCGTCAATTATGCAAGTAACAGTTGACTTTTGTTACGATAGGTACTATATTGTTAGTAATCAAGGAACACCAGCACCAGATGTTCCAACAAAAGGTGCTACATCAACAGTTAATGCTGATACTGCTATAGAACCTAACATGTTCAAACCCGCCAATTAACCCTCTAAATAATAAAGAATAATTACTTATTATGCCCTTACCTAAGATTACGACGGCTGAGTATGAATTGAAACTGCCTTCAAGTGGAAAGACAATAAAATACAGGCCATTTCTAGTGAGAGAAGAAAAGATTCTTATACTATCACTAGAATCAGAAGACAGAAAACAAATCACCAGTGCCGTGAAACAGGTTCTAAAAGAATGTGTTTTAACAAAAGGAATAAAGGTTGATCAACTACCAAGTTTTGATATCGAATACTTATTTTTAAATGTTCGTTCCAAGTCTGTTGGTGAAACCATAGATCTAGTTGTTACATGTGGTGATGATGGAACAACAGAAGTGCCTGTAACTGTTCCCATTGATGAGATAAAAGTTACTAAGTCTGATGATCATTCTCCAGACATTGAATTATCTGATGGATACAAAGTGAGAATGAAATACCCATCATTAAGTCAGTTTATAGAAAACAATTTTAGTGAGGTTGATAGTGACGATCTTGTTGAAAAGTCATTTGACATGGTAGCATCAACTATTGATATGGTATATAATGATGAAGAGATGTTCTCTGCAGCTGAGTGTACTAAAAAGGAACTTAAAGATTGGGTGGAAACACTGACATCAGCACAGTTCCAAAAGATTGAAAAGTTTTTTGAAACTATGCCCAAGTTGACACATACACTTAAAGTGGTCAATCCGAACACTAAAAAAGAAAACACTGTAGTATTAGAAGGGTTATCTGATTTTTTCGCCTAAGTATGTCTCATATTGATCTTGGGACATACTTTAAAGTTAACTTTGCTCTCATGCAGTACCATAAATACTCACTAACTGAGATCGAAAACATGATGCCTTGGGAACGTGATATCTATGTGGGACTACTTAGACTTCACATTGAAGAGGAAACACTAAAACAAAGAGCAAGAGAGGGATTAGCACGAAATGGCTAAATTTGGCGGTGCAGCAATGACTAAGATAGGAAACGCTGCCAAACGTGTCTCCAAATCTAAGGTCGTAAGAAAAACCAAGATAGCTGGTAAGAAGGCCGTCAAAGGTGCAAAGAGTAGTGTAGCCAAGATTAAAGGTGCTGGTGGTCTAAAAGGTGCAGTATCAAAGATCAAACCAATAGCATCAGATCTGAAGCAGGGTGGAGTCAGAAAGATCAATAAGATCGTAGAGGCTAAAGCTCAGAATCTAATACCAAAATTAACAAACAAGATAGAAGAGAAGGTAGATTCATTTGATCCTAGTAAGTTTTTAGGTAAGATATTTGATGGTGGTTTAAATTCTTTGAAAGGATTTGCTGGTGGACTTGATAGTGCTACAAGTAGTATGAAAGAGTCTATGGAGTTTATTGAGAAAGCCAAAGGTCTTGCTACCAAGTTCGTAGACAAACTATCAAAAGGAACGAAGAAAAAGAAAAAAGGTGGTGGATTAGTCAAGAATATATTCAAAGGTCTTGCAGTTGCTGGTGTCGCCATGTTGGCAGCACCCGCTATTGCTAAAGTTGGATTGGTTGCTGGAGCTGCCAAGGTTGGTAGTAATCTAATCAAGAAGGGTATTAACTTTTTCAGACGTAAGAAAAAGGAAAAATTAGAGAAGAAAAAGGAAAAAGATAAAGAAAACAAAAAAGGATCAAAGACTGATAGTATTTTTTCTGGCATCTTATCTAAACTTGATGGTGTATTGAGTTTCCAGAAGTCTGACGAAAAAGAGGCACCAGCAGAAGGAAAAACAACATCTACTCCTGTACAACAATCAATAGAACCCTTCATGTTGGGTGGTTTATTTGGTGGAAAGAAAAAGAAGAAGAATAAAAGACCAGAAAATTATCAAGACTTGGTTGATGCTGGGTGGATCTTTGATGATAGTGGTTATAATGGAACTATAAGAAATGTAACAGGGCTCTCCCCTGAGAGAACTGTCAAGACAGGAGGCCTCTTCTCCAAAAAGAAAAAAATAGAGAGTAAATTAATAGATTTTACAACAAGTGGTTTTGGCAGTGAAGAAATAGTAAACGAATTAAGTTTACCACTTGAAGATTACATTAACTTAAAAGTATTTAAAATAAAACCCGAAGGAGTTAAGATACGAGATCCAGAGTCAACTGAGGTAAAAGAAGAAAAGAAAAAAAATGTAAGAGGTTCTGGAGCTAAGGATAGAGGAAGAGAGGGTGGTAACTTTAGTGGAGAAAAACAAAAGAATGTAAGAGGTGAGTACGCAAAAGGTTATATGCCTAACATAGGTGGACTACTTGGAAAGGGTAAGGATCTACTTGGTGGATTAGCGGGTGGTATTGGTGGACTTGGTGGTAAGATTGGATCTGGTATTGGTAACTTTTTGAAAGGTGATGCTCTCAATTTCTTAACTGGTGGAATTTCTGGCAAAGTAGGAAGCGGAATCAATCTAGTAAAATCATTATTCAAGAAAGACGACAGAGCATTAGACCAAAGATCTGAAGCTGCAGATGCTCTTGCACAACCAGTTCCATCAGAATCACCTGACCTCCCAGAGACTACTGGTGGTGGAGGAGCAGCAGATGCTGTTCTAACAGCTGGTGCGCCTGGAGCAGTTGCCACAGCGAATCCAAGTCAAAGAGATGCAGTAAAACCATCTAATCTGGCTCTTGGTTTGATTGCCATAGATACTAGGAACATGCACGTTTTACATTCAAAATCAGTATTTAACATAGTAGACGCATTATAATGGGAAAGTCTGTATCCGAAACTAAAGTCAATAAAGAAGCTCAAGGAGCGGTAGATCAGGCTGAGAGTAAGATCAATAAAGCCAAAAATTTCTTTGGTTCTATTAAGTCTAAGTTAGAAAAAGAAAGAACACCTGACGATGGCAAAATAGCCAAGGCAGAGAAATTTGTCGGAGAAATGGAACAGGGTAATGATACTGGGAGCGGTGGCGGTGGCCTGTTGAAGAAAATAGGTGATGGTGCATTGGGTCTAGTATTGGGACTACCTTTATTATTCAGTAAGAGTAATGAAAATCAAGAGGTAGATGTTGCTCAAGAATATGAAGGAGATGAAAAAGAATTAAAGAAGGAAGTACAGGAAGAACAGAAGTTAAAAGATGAGGGATTAAAAGAAGTAAAAGAAGTACAGGAAAGTGGAAAGAAGATAAGTGATCAAAAAATAAAACAAATTAAGGCTGTAAAACAAGAGGAGAAAATAGAACAGAAACAAGAACCTCAGCCAGAGGAGGAGTTAAAACAAGAGGAAACCAAAGAGGATGTAGAAAAAGAAGCAGAAAAGCCTGAGACTGAAGAATCAGATAAAGCTGAGGATACAAAGAAAGAGGAATTAGAAGATGTAGTTGTTAGTGGAGAGTCTGCTCAAAAATTTGAACTTGCCGTGGAGGCACTTAGGGAAAGACTTTCAAATAATAAAATCAAGAAGTCAGGCCCTGATGTAGAGGCTGCTGCCAAGTCTGTTGAAAAGAAACCAATAGACAAAATTAAAACTGCTAATCAAGAAAAGACAGAAGAAAGGACACAACTAGAACAACAAATTCTCGCTTTGGCTAAACAAAGAAAGCGTATAATTGATATAGAGGGAAGAGATTCTGAAGAATTTGATGTAATAGACGCAAAATTTAAGAAGGCTAAAAGTGATTTAAAGAATCTTAAGAAAGCATCAAGGGGTGGTATCATTCAAGGGCCTCAATCTGGATATCCAGTGTCAATGGATGGAAAGAATGTTGACTTCATTGGTCATGGTACTGAGGAAGTTCGTACGAAGGAGGATGGTAGTGGTGCCTTCATCGTACCAATAGACACTCCTGACACCAGAAAAGATCCCAAGTTGATGGAGAGGAGACAGAAAGAAGCTGATGCAATGGGATTCAAGGGCTTTAGTGTTGGTGGCCTATTAGGATTAAAGGGAAAAGAATACACTTACTCTGGTGGATTCCTTAAAAGTTTTAGTGCTGGCGGACTGGACGCTGATAAAGTATTTGGTCAGGCTCCAATAGATAAAGATTCTGAATTATATAAGTACTCGGATATTAATAAAGTTCACGAAAGTATTAACACTCAAGGAACAAAATATGAGAGTACCATGACCCAAGAAAAGGGCGGTATTCCAAAAGTAGAATCAAAGTCATCATTGATGACACCAAAAGAACAATATGAGTTTCTTGCAAGAAATATTGGCGAAGACAATATTATACAGTTAGTAGATGGAACATATTTCCCCAACGTTGGTAAGATGGCTGCTGAAAGCTGGCCAGAAACGGTTAGGACGATAGAGAAATTCTTAGAAGAGGGTGCTGAGTCGGTCAAAGAAATGTCTGGAGTAAGTATAAAGAAAGAGGTGAAAATGGCCTTAAAAGAGTTTAGAAAAACATTTAAGGACTTAGAAAGATTTAGAGATCGTAAGACAGGAGAGTATGATATCCCTGCAATGACAGAACATCTAAACTCTTTCGTTCCAGGCACCATACCTTACGCTAAGGTTCAAATGGAAGCAGCTAAGAAAGCAGAGAAGAAAGAGGAAAGAAAAGAAAAAATGATGGATCAGGTCAGAAATAAATCTAAGGGTGGATTCTTGAAGATAGATGGTCTTAAACCATACTCGGCTGGTGGTGTTCTTACAACTATTATGAGATATTTTGGTAAGGGTCGAAAATCTAAACAGGCATCATCACCACCTACATTAATACCCATGCCAGTGCCTAAACAGGGAGGTGGGGCTATGCAGGCTGCACCTCCACCACCAGCACCAACACCTCCACTGCCGATGGTGATGGGAAACACAGATCAGGAAGTGATGTCTTCATTCTTACTTAACGAACTAGGGAAATCATAATGTCAAATATAGCAAAAGTAAATTTTGTCAGAGCGAACATAACTGTAGATGAAGAAATACAGTTTGCAGCAGATAAGACAGACTCTAACGATAATAAACTAGAGGCGGAGAGTATTCTCTCTAAAGTTATAACGTTTGATTACTACGAGGATGTGTTATCTCCGTCAGTAACGGCATACCTCAAGTGCGTTGACACTACTAATTTACTAAGTAGATTGCCAATCAGAGGATATGAAAGGGTAGATCTTGAGTTTGTAACTGGTAATGGGTCTTTTATTTTTGGAAAGAATGAGGATAAAAATAATCCTCTATACGTTACTTCTATCTTTGATATTATGAAGAAAGAAGGAGAGGAAATATTTACTTTAGGATTGAGTTCATTGGAGAATCTAATGAATGAAACCACTAGAGTACAAAAGAAATATCCAAAGGCAAACATAAGTTCTCATGTAAGAGATATTCTTACTGACCCAAATATACTTAACATCCCAAAAGAGAAACTAGGGGAGAGGGCAGACATTGAAGATTGTAGTACACCATACTCATTTATTGGTAATAATAGAAAACCATTCTATATTTTGAGTTGGTTATGCCCTAAAGCACAACCATTGAAGGAAGGAAAGGTTGGAGGAACTTCTGGATTCTTTTTCTATGAGACTTATGATGGATTCAAATTTAAGTCTGTAGATGGATTACTAGGACAGGTAAAAGATGTTGAAGCTAAGAAATTAGAAACTCAACCAGGCTCAAATAGAGTAATTGAAACATACACTGCTAGTAGTTTGATAGACTCATCTAAGGATGAATCTCAGAATTATCAGATTATTAGTTATCTGATGGACTCCACCGTCAATCTACAGAAAAATTTAAGGGTTGGATTATACTCTAACTTGACATATTTTTATAATCCGTTAGACTGGACTACGAGAGCTTTACCACATCAATTAAGAGAAGAAGTAGAAAAGGATGGCGTATCCGTTGCAGGCGGAACTGTTCCAATACCAGCAGGGGATGTCAGTAAATTTGCTTCTAGAATTTTAGTTAGAATAGGAGACAAAGGAATGTTGACTCCAGGCTTGACAACTAACAACAATGATGAAGTAGAGGACTCTGGTAGATCAGATGCGGACATGGCAAAAGCGTTCTCTCGCTATACATTGCTGTTCCAACAGTCCCTAAATATTAATGTACCATGTAACATTAACTTACGAGCTGGAGATATTATCAGAGTTGAAATCCCAGTCTCAGGGCCATTGCAAAGTGAAAAACAAAAGGAACTTGATCCAGAACTCAGTGGGTTCTATTTAATACGTTCCTTAAGGCATCATTTTCAATTATCTGAGGGAAAAAACATAACTGCCTTGAATCTTGTAAGGGATTCATATGGCATACAATAAGGAGAAAACTATGGAAAGTATAGAAAAACACATCGAAAAAGATAGGAAAATCGCAGAAGATCCTCTATCTAGCCCTGCAGCACGCAGACATGCTAAAGTAGAACTAGAGGAGTTAGAGACATACGCAGAACATCACAAAGAGGAGATTGCTGCTGGAGATCATCACGATCCTAATGCACTCGAATTATTCTGCGATATGCACCCTGACGAACCAGAGTGCCTAGTGTATGACGACTAATGCTAGACAGTGCCCTATTAAAGACCAACTTTGTTGGAAGAGATGGATTTGTATGGTGGATTGGTAGAGTAGCTGACCCTAAAGTTTGGCGAAATGAATCCACCGATACAGATGCTGGATGGGCATTTAGATGCAAAACAAGAATAATAGGATATCATCCATTTGATACCACTATATTACCTGATGAAGATCTACCTTGGACACATGTTCTCGTAGATGCTACATCTGGATCAGGACAAGGTAACATGGGAGACAGTTCCCGAATGATGGGGGGAGAAACTGTTTTCGGTTTCTTTTTAGATGGAGAGGAAGGTCAACAACCAGTTATATTTGGTGCATTGGCAAGAACTGTCAACTCACTGGGGCCAAAAAACACCCCACCACTAGAAGATGATGTTGGTGGAGAAAATGTCTTTGGTATTCTAAGTGGTAGAGAGGCAGGGGTAGAAGGCCCTACAAGTTTGCCATTACAAGAGGATAAAGAGGGTGGAGCTACCGCATCAGAAAATGCAGAAAACAAAGTTGGTGGTTTAAAAGATAAGGAAACACCATCTGGTGATAAGGTTGATGCAAGTAAATTAGAAGGTAACAGTAAGGCAGTTCAAAGTGAGGGTGCCTTTTCTAACAGAGGTGCATCAGAAACTGTTACTATGGATAATGCCTGCGATAAAGGTAATGATGCACTTAGCGAGGTTACACATACACTTGGTAGTTTTTTAAAGACAGTAAACGGACTTACCCAGTATGCTGATCAGTGGATAGACACATCTAGAAATCTCATAGTAGATATAAACAAAGAGATCAATAGAGCATCAAAACTGGCCACTGGTGCAATGAGAAAAATTGTGGCAACTCTCAGAGACAAGATAACAGGTCTGTTTTCTAAAAAATATAGAGATTTTATAGGTATGGAGGTGCCAGAGGCACAGAAAACTCCAGTAGTATCAGCATTTAAAAGAATACAAGACTTCGTTTTTTGTGTATTTGATAAGTTAGGTATAGATTTATTTCCAAGTGTCAAGAGTTTATTTGAGGACATGCTCAAAGGTGGAGCATTGAATAGTACTGTGTGTGCTATTGAACAGGCAGTTGGAGCTTTGATGGCAAAAATTAATGACGCCATAAAAGCTGGATTAGCCCCAATTATAGGTGGTTTAGATTGGTTGACAGGATCTTTAAACGGTGTCGGTAGTCTTTTAGATAAAGTTTCAAGTTTTACTGACTCCTTGATGTCATTCTTGGATTGCGACTCTCTACAATGTAAGGAATATGAGGATTGGACACAGAAAGGCGGATTAAGAAAGAAACCTAAATTATCATTCAAGTCTATTATAGACAATTCTAAATTCTTATCAGGTCTTGAGTCTTATACTGCTGATCTTGGAAAAAATGCACTATCTACTCAATTCTCTGTGCTGAGTTTGTTGGATGGTGGTCTTCCAGAGTTGTTTAATTGTAATGAAAAAACAAATAATCCAAAGAATCAAGACGATCTTGCGGACAGTGTGCCGCCAGGTTTTATTTGGCCTGATTGTATTCCACCAAAGGTAGAAGTATATGGTGACGGAACCAGAACTGCTGCAATGATTCCTATTGTGTCATCAGATGACGGAAGTATTTTAACACTACAGATAATCGAGAAAGGATTCGGGTATACAAATCCACCAGTTGTTTCTATTATTGATAAAACAAACAATGGTGGAGGTGCAATGGCACAGACAGTAATAGATGAAAATGGATCAGTTGTTGATGTGTATATGATATCGCCTGGTGAAGGATATTGCCCATCTACTAACGTAGTTCCTCCAAAGTATCCTGTCACAGAGGGGCCTGGCATTGGTATCACTGCTGGTATTGGTGATGATGGAACTAATTTGGATACCATAGATCCATTCATAACATTTACCACCCCATCAGATGATGCTGTCGGAGTTCAAACCAGTGCATCTTTATCAGTTACATTCAATGAACCAATAGTCAAGGGTGTTGGTAATATTACCATCACAGAGACAACCAGTAATGCTGTACATGAAACCATTCCTGTGGGAGATAAGAGGATATCATTCTTATCGGATAGAATTATAAAGATAGATCCTAATTCAGACTTCAAACCAAACACTGAGTATTTCATTTCAATGTCTAAGGGTTCATTCAAGGACTTGAATGATAATGAGTTTGCTGGAATGGCAAGAACAGACACTTACAACTTCACTACAAGAGGAGTTGCTGGAATTGGCACACAGGCTGTGGGTATTGTGACAAATCTTATACCTCAGAAGCCTGGTATTGGATATACTTCTGGTGATACTGGCCAAGTTGGACAGTGTACTTTCGATCTTTTATTGACCCCTGCTGGATCTATAGTTGGTATTAGGAATATGATGTGTAAGGACAAACACACAAAGATCCCTCCAGTGACAATAAATACCAAGACAGGAATTGGAGCCAGACTACTTCCAGTTGTATCATATGCCCCAGACTTTGTATCAGATATTGGAGAAAGACCTGGCCCTGGCGCACTTGTAGTAAATGTGGTAGACTGTGTGTATAGTTTACCTAAGACACAAGTTGGTTGGGTAAACGGTAATCCCTACTATGGGCCTTTCCACGTTCATCCAACTACAGGACGTAAGATGGTGGGATCAGAACATGTATCCACACCGCATGCTACAATATACAATACAAAGGAAGAGAGTTTAGGAAAGGCAGCACCAATAACTTATACTCCTTCTACAACAACAGATCCACAGATTCAACAGACAGATGTTTCCGAACCCACTGATGCAAGTACACCTAACACAAGTGATACTGCTCCAACTACAACAACTCCGCAAACAACTACGACACCAACGCAAACAACTCAACCAACAACTCCTCAGCAACAAACTCCGCCACCAACTCCACCAAGCACTCCTCCTCCTAGTACTCCTCCTTCTGGTGGTGGCGGGTCTGGTGGATCGGGTGGCGGAGGCTACGGAGGTGGATACTGATGGCTGAACTAGATAAACAACAACCGAAAACCCAAGAATACTATGGTAACTATCCTAACTTTAGAGTTGCCTCTGGTATAAAGATTCCTGATGGAGATTTAAAGGGAGAATATGTTGACTACTCTGTAACAACAGACAATTTACAGGGCATGGCATGGTATAAGAACGGACAACACAAGTTGGTTGTAAATAATTGTTCTTATGAGTATGTCGGAGAGGATAATTCAGACAAAGATATGTCAAAAATTATTCTGGCCAAAAATGGGAACATCAAGATTGAAGCTAAAAATGGTGATATAGAATTAGCCGCAGCAAATATTACTTTAAAAGCAACAGAGGAAATAAAACTCATCAACCCAGCTGGCATTATTGACATACAATCAGCCACCTTCAATATCAAAACAACAACTTGTAATATTTTATCGAGACATCAATTGACTATGGCTGGACAGTTTGTTGATCTTGCTGGAGCTACTAGTCTCAATATGGACACTATGGATACTAAAGATAGGGCAAGATTTGCTGGTAACATAATGACTGTATTAAATAATAAAATCTTAGAATTTTTTAGGAACCTCTAAACAATGGGTTTTCAAGTAGGATTTCAAAATATAACTGACTTTGCTCAGATTGGCACGAAAGATATGTCATTCTTAGAGAGCAGATCTCCTCATTGGCAATATATCCCAGGCACACTAACTGTTAGTGGCCCATCTTATTTTAATAATACTCCTAACATAGGTATTGCACAAGCGAGTGTAATGGTAGGCCCGCCTGAGTTTGAATGTAATGAAGGAAAGAAACAAGAACTAGATCACGAACACGCATCTAAACTTAAAGGACAACAACTGGCACTACAGGTTGACGGATTTTCTTTGTTCAGAACAGGCACAGCAGAATTTTATAGTGAGAACTTTTATTATAGTCAGAGAACCACATTTGCTCCTACTAAAAGATATGCCATAGAAGAAACATTTGATACCAGTACGAAACATGCCTTGAATGTTGGAAATGATGATTGTCAGTTCAACAAGAATGTAGAAATAGCAGGGCAATGCAAGGTTGGTGGAACACTCACTGTGGGTGGTGTAATTAAATGTGGTTGGTTGAATGGACAACTGGCGACTGCCAGAGCCTTGCCTGCAAAACCATTTGATATTAAACACCCAAGTAAAGATGGGTGGAGATTGAGACATGTATCCTTAGAAGGCCCAGAGATAGGTGTATATGTAAGGGGAGTTCTACAAGGCACAAATGAAATTGAATTACCTGATTACTGGAAAGATCTTGTAGATGAGGATAGTATTACAGTTCATTTAACACCTATTGGATCTCATCAAAGTTTATGTTATGCTGTTGCTAAGATGAAAGATAAAATTAGTATATTAGTGAACCCACATGGTTTCAATACACACACGATTCGTTGCAGTTACATAGTTCATGCCGAGAGAAAGGATCTCAAACCATTGATTACTGAATACGAAGGAGAAAGTATGAAGGACTATCCTGGCGAGGATTTTGTTAAATTAGAGGGAATTGAATAATGGCTGACGCTTTTAATATTGCAAAAAGACTTAGAGCTAATCAAGATAGACAGAAACAAACTGCTATATCTCTGAATGAGTCACTGGCAGTTGTTGATGCCATCATTGATGAATATGATGAACTCATAATCAAATTAGATGAAAAAATTCCTCCTTTGATCGCACCAATCAATGAAAAGATTAAAGCTGTTCAACAGGCATATTTGAATAGAATATCTCATGGTTGTAGGAGTGACTTGAAGTGGGTGCAGATAGAAACAAAATCTTTAAGACTTTTCAATAACAATGACCAAGAAGTAATAATATATGAGGTACAGAAAGACCCAGCTACCTTTAGATTTTTAGGATATTATGGTGCAAAGTTTTACAGACACCCAAAGAATAGGGACTATGGCGCTAATGTTGTTTTGAAGATCAATACTGCTGATGCAAATGCTGGTAGTGCTGCTTTGATTGTATTAGATGAAAATGCCTCAGAGATAGTAGGACTTAGTACTGTGACTGCCCAAACAAGTCTTAAGGTAGGAGACTTAATAAAAGATTCCTTAGACAATCCTATTATATTTCAGACTGCACCTACAGTCACAGGGGTAGGAACTACTGATTACGCAGCACAGAACTATGCAGTTAGTGGATTCTGTACTGCTGCAGACAATAAGATATATGGAGATCAAAGGGTAGGATTCATAACAGACTTCAGTATTGGAGATGAAATTTATGATAACTCAAACAAGACCAGTGATGGAGTAATACCAACAGGCACAACTATTACAGGGTTTGGAACTGCTGTAGGTATTACCAGTTATGTTCAGGCAAATGGTATTTCAACTGCAATAGAGGTGGTCTTTGACTTTGCTACCTTGAGTAATCCAGTTTCTGCAAGTATTGCCTCAACTGTTGGTAGAAACTTCCATGTTGGAGTTGTATCTTCATACAATTTTGTACAACTAAGTGACACTCCAGTTACGACAGGATTAAGTAGTTCATTCTTAGTCATTAGGCCTGGCGATATAGATGATATAGAATTTGAAACATCTAAGAATCCAATAGACCCAGTAGAGATAGGTATAGCAGAGGGTGCCAATGTTGGTAAAGGACATAGATTAGAACTAATTAACAATGGTGATCCAAAAATTAATCCTCAGTGGAGTGAGATAACATCTGAACCAGAACCAGCTGTCGGTGCTGGTAGAGTGGAATATTATATTGGTGATTTCCAGTGGCCTACAATCGCAACCAGAGGTGGTGATGGAGAGGTCAGTGTGGTGTCAGCAACTGTAGGGCAAAGAGTGGTGGTAAGTGTGGGTTCTACTACAGGTGCTGCTATAGGATATACAGGAACTCCTCCCTCTGGAACTATCCCAGGCGATTGTGGAACTTATGATACTGCTATTGCTACTGCTGAATCGGAAATGAATGATATAATTGCGAAGAACACACCTCTAATCAACTACTATATAAATGGAGCAGTTACCTTGAGAGAACTGAGAGATGTAGATGAAGGTCAGGCTTGGGGATACTTACAAGCAATAGGTTATGCCAATGCAAAAGGAAGGGCATCACTAAGACAAGCTGAAGATTTAGAAGATTTTAATTGGGGAGGTTTATGATTCATTATCCGTATTGGTCTTGTTATGATGGTTTAGGACAAAAGTATTGTGATTGTAGTCACGAAGAGTATGCAATCAAGACTTTAGAATTACATAAGGGAGAAGAATTTACTTATAGACGAATAGATGCTCCTAAACCATTACCACCACATATCGTTGATGTCACTGCCGAGACAGAGAATGAGTTGCCAGGGCAAAAGGGACTACCGAGTGCCAATAAATTGAGACAGAAGGCACAAGAAAGACTACATGATGATATGAGGAAGAACTTAAAAGAGAGTAAAAATATGGAGGTTGTCATTACAGACGGAACTTTTTGATGAGAAAAGACATTTTTGCTATACCTATCTTTGAAGATAAGGTTGACCTTGACAAAATTAATTTACCAGAGGTAGAAACAGAACCTACATGGGATTCTGGTGTGCCTACAAGTTTCAGTAAACAATTGGATGTTCCTAAAGAAACGTATGAACATCTATCAAACGTCATAAATCAAAATCTATATGATGGTAATTTGTTGGGAATGAACCCCAAATTCGGGCATATATGGTATAATAGATATAGTAAGCATCATTATCAAGATGCACATATCCACCCACGATGCCAGTGGAGTTTCATAATCTATGTGGATTTACATGCCAAGACATCTTTCTTGAATCCCTCCATAAAAGATATTCAAAATCAGATAGGACAGTGTGTTACAGACTTTCCATTAGATTACAAACCAGACTTGGGGCCAGGGAGTATAATCATATTCCCATCATTCCTCATGCACATGGTAAACTCAGGCAATGAGGGAACTACAATATCAGGAAACATTTACATGGAGTACCAGTAATGGCAAAAGAAAATAGAATGAGTCGAGAGGAATACCTCAAGAAATGTGAGGAAGTAGAAGATACTGCCTATGCACAAGAGGGAAATCCACAGACATTTGGAAATGAATTATTACTCCAAAACATCAATGCCTTTGGTACTGAGATCGCAAGCTTAGTAACTAAGGTTAGGGCTCTTGAAAGAGCCGCCAGTGATGCAGAACTAAGAATCATTGGACTCGAACATGAAATCGCACTATTATCCGAGGAGGTTGAAGATGGTAAAGCGCACACACACGATTGAGAAAAAAAATCCCCAACACAACCAGATATGGGAGTGGGAGGAGACTCCAGAGTTAGCGGCATACATTGCTAAACAGACAGGAAAAGAAGTTTTAAAAGATAAACCGAAAAAGAATGAAGCATGATTTCTTCTCAGTTCCATTCTTTATTGACAAGGTGGAACTTGATAAGATAAAAGTGATTGATGAGAGTCTTGAACCAACATTTAGGTCAAGACTCAAAACCAGTTTGAGAACAAATAAACAGGTAAGCCATGAAACTATCTCTCATTTGTCAGAGATTGTAAGTAAGAACATAGACACTCTTGGTGTCAAGTATGGTGAGGCCAAAATTGAAGAGATATGGCGTAACAAATATGAAACGCCTCAAGATTTTCAAGATCCACATATTCATTGTTACTCACAGTGGAGCTTCATAGTATATGAAGATGTTGATGTATCAAGAACTGTATTCTTAAATCCATATAGGTTCAGAGTAGAATCTCAGATGGCCATGTATGATGAGTACTTCAACATGGATTATAGACCAGAATTACATAACGGTGATATAATAATATTCCCATCATTCGTAGAGCATTATGTTCTCAGTGGTGGTGTAGGAACTACCATTGCTGGTAATGTATTTCTAACTCCGAGTCCTGATGTATGACTCTTTAAAAGACATGTAGGTGGTGCCACCGATATTTTGGACAGGGGTTCGACTCCCCTCACCTCCATAAGCTAGGGGGTGCAATGGTTTCGACAGGGTACAAGGAGCATGACTGAAAACCTGCTCGGAGAGCAAACCACAGATGCAAAATCATCTGACACTGCTGCGAACAACATCGTA